GTTCATGCCCGATGAAGTCGGCCTGCACGCCGGGGTCCATCCATGACTTGCCCTGCTTGGCGGCGAACTCCTGCAGCGAAGTGAAACGATCGCCGCGCCACTGCATCAGGCCATAGGCGCCCTCGTCCGGATTGACCGCGTTGGTGTGAAGCGAACTCTCATGCTGCAGGTTTCCCACTACCGCAGCAGCCTGCATGCGCGACATGCCCCCGCGCATCAGGCGATCCATCAGGAAGCGCGGGTCAGCCGCCTGTGGAGTTCCACCGTAGTAGGGCATCAGGGCTGCCTCCAATCCCCAATCCGCAACAGCGCGATGGTCTTATGACCTTTCAACCACGCAAACCAAAAACCCCGGTACTCGTCATCCCATAGCTCCGGAGCAAACGAGATTGGCGGCCTGTAGCTGCATCGCCAGCGCATCTCACACCCCCGGCCTCTTCGGCATCATTGCCTGCCGCTCCTTCTGCTGCGCGGCAAGGTTGAACTGCTGCGCCTTCTGCTGGCTCGCCTGATTGAACTGAGCGGCCTTCTGCTGGCGGTTCATGGCGTCGCCCTGCGCCTTCACCATCATGCCCTCGCGCACCATGGCGTTCTTCTCCTGCTGCCCGCGCAGCGCGACCTGCTGCTTCTGGGTGTTCAGGACGAAGTCACCCTGCATCTTCTGCAGATCGGCCTGATGCTTCTCGCGATCGCGCTGCATCTGCGCCGCGATCTGCGCGATCTTGGCCTGCCGCTCCTTCTCGGCGCCTTGGAATTCAAGCATCGCCACTTCCTTCTCGTTCTCGATCTTCCTCTGCTCGGCCATGCTGCGGGACTGGATCTCGGCGATCTGGATCTGGCGGTCCTTGTCGTTCTCCTGCGCGGCGTGCTGCATCTTCATCTGCTCGATCTGCATCTTCGCCTGCGGGTCTTCCTTGCCCTGCTGGCCACCCTGCTGCGGCATCTGGCCAGACGCTGCCAGCTGGCTCAATTGCTCGGTCATCTCGTCGATCGAGCCATCCAGCTGGCGGCCGGCGCGATAGGGCGCGATCGCGAACTTGAGCACCTCGCCGCCGAACTTGGCGCTCTGCGGCAGCATCTGCACCATCGCACCCAGCTGCTGGATCAGCGTGGCCAGCACGGTGACGAACTCGCCGCGCTGTTCCTTCTCCTGCTGCTCGTCCAGCTGGATGGTCGAATCGGTCTCGATGTCGAGCACGAAGTTGCGCGCGCGGTTGTTGCGCAGGAAGGCAAGCACGTCCTCGACCGTCGCCTGCTGCGCCAGATGCTGGATCTGGGACTGGATCTGGCCCATCTGTTGCTGGGCCTGCTGCGACGGGTCTTGCTGGGGTGGTTGCATTTGCGGCGGCTGCGCTTGTTGCGCTTGCATTTGCGGCGCCATCTGCGCCTGCAGCTGGAGCTGCACCATCTGCTGCTGCAGCTGCTGGATCTGCTGCTGCACCTGCATCTTGCGCGGCAGGTCCATTTGCGACATCGCGAGGATCGTCTCGTCGTCGAACTTCTCGGTGATGATCTCGACCGAGATCTGCACGCAGTCGCGCGCGATGCGCACCATCTCGTTCTGCTTGTCGCGGATGCGGACGGACCCGGACTGCATCTTCAGCTTCTGCGCGCCCAGCGTCTCCTGCGGATCGGTCGAGCCGCGCATGATGTCGGACAGCCCGACGATCTGATAGATGTCATCGATGATCTGCTTACGGATGCCGACGAGCGTCATCACCGTGTTGGCGATCACGTCGAGCGGCAACCAGACGATGACTTCCTTGGTGCCGCCGAATGCGGCCCAGTTCTTGATCGGCACCATGATCTCGCTGGACGACTTGGTGCGCAGCGCTTTCTCGATCGCATCGGCAATCTCGTTGCCACCGGCCGGATAAAATCCCTTCGCCATGATCGCTTCGGTGAGCGCATGGATGCGCGCGGTGAGCGAGTTCAATTCCTCCAGCTGGTCGCGGTAGTATTCGACGTCGGGCACCGGAACAAGCGAACCGGGCTGCGTGGTCGAATATGCCGGCTGCGGGCAGGGGAAGTAGCCCTGCAGTTCAAGGTGCGGCTCTGCCTCGTCGAGCAATACCTCGGAGCCCTCGCTCACCCATACGACAAGCTCCAGCCCCTTGTGCCAGACCTCCCAGATCTTGGCGCGCTCGCGATCGTCGGTGCCGCCGACGTCCTTGGTGTCGTGCTCGACCTTGTAGTCGAGCCTGTCGTAGGCATCCCCGGAGAACTTCTGGAAGCGCTTCTTCGCCTCGCGCCGCGTCAGATAGCTCGCCGCCGCGACCCACTCGACCTCGGCCCAGCTGCGGCTGACACTGTGCAGGAAGTCGCGCCGGTCCTTGTAGTCGATGCAGACACGCTCGGGCTGCCAACCCCGGGCGTTACGCTCGTGCCGGCACCAGAGCACGCCGCGACCGTGCAGGGTCAGGCCATCCCTGACCTGCTTCAGCGCCGGATGGATGTAGGAATCGTCGAACGACACGATGGCGCAGCGTTCCGCCATCTCGCTCGCGGCCTGCGGGACGGGTTTTCTGTCCTTGAACTTCGGCACCACGACCGGGACCGGGGCACGCGCATAGATCACCGGGGCAAGCACCTGCACGTTGGCCCAGAACATCTGGAACTGGCGATCGCGCCGCCCCTCGCGCAGCCGCTCAAGGTTGGCGTAGAGCTTGTCGATGTTGTCGCAGGCGTCGTTCCACTCCTCGAATGCGTTCTCGCTCTCGCGGATCAACTCCATCCACGTGTCGGCATTCTTCGGTTCGGTGTAGACGTTGACCTCGTCGCTCTGGCGGCCACGCGGCTCGGCTGCCTTGCCGGGAGGCGGGAGTGTTGTCATGGCCGCACGCTCCCGTCCTGATGCCGGGTGATTGCCACATTAACCCACATCGCCAAGGTGCGCAGCTTGCGCAGGATGAAGGTGCGGTCTGGCCCTTCCGGCACGACCTCCATCAGGGTCATGGCATACTGCTCGGTCGCCTCGCGGCAGACCTGCATGCTGGCCTGCTGGTCGTCGGTTGGCGTGCGATAGCCGAAGGCGTCCTTGTGCAAGGTCATCAGATCATCCTTGGCACATGCACGCCGGCCATTCCCAGCAGCACCGTGATGATCCAGAGCACAACCAGCACCATGATGATCACGGACACGACGTAGATGATGGTGCGGAACGGCTCGGCGATCGGCACGAGCGCCATCAGCTGCTGCACGCCCCACCACAACACACCAAGGATTATCAGCGCGAAGATGATGCCAACCAGAGTGCCGATCATTGCAGCCTCCTTCAGCTGAAGCGGTAGCGATTCCTGATGTTGGCGTTGAAGAATCGCCCCGGCGACGGCGCGCTCGTGATGCCACGGTACACGCTTACCGGCACCTCGTAATAGGTGTAGGTGCGCCCGCTCTGCAGAAACGTGACGCTCAGCGTGCGGTCGTTCTCGCTGTAGCCAACTTGGCGGATCGCGCTCGAATCAACCGATTGGCTGTACTCACCCTCGGCCTCGTTCCAGCCGATGCCCCTGCGCCCCGCCCGCGCCGTGGTCAGGCGTTGGACTGCGGTTGGCAGGCTCGGCATTCTGGCCATGGCTCATGCGTGCCCTTGGATCTCGTCATCCTCGAATTCGTCGAGGCCGGCGGGGCCCTGCGCCTTGGCCATATCCATCAAATGCTGACCGATGCTGTAGAGCTTGTCGGTGTCGGTGATGCCGGTGATGGTGCTGAACGTGGTAAGATCATTCGACGCAGGCGCGGCCAGCACCAGCAGGAATTCGAACGACTTGTCGGGATAGAGGCCACGCAGGGCAAAATCGATCCCGTTGGCGAGCGACGCCAACTCAGATCTAGTGCTTTTCATAGCCGCACCTTTCCGTGCCTGCGCCGGAAAGCCTCTGCCCTGCAGTTCAGGTGGCAGTACTTGGCTCGTGTCGGAACAGGCGTCGGGAATTCCCGGCTGCAGATTCGGCATATAACACGATGCATCTTGCGGCGCATCTTGGTCGCATGCTGCCGATGCCAAGCACGCCCTTCCTCCGATCTGTGCCATTCGACGGCGCGCTGCAGCGCCTTGGCTGACGGAGGCGCCATTTTCCCCTCCCGGTGCTTTTCCAGCATATGCATGCGACGGTGCTCGGATCGGAGGATCAGTTCAAGATTACCGATCGAGTTGTTGAAGCAGTCACCGTCACGGTGATGCACCTCAAGTCCCTTCGGGATCGGTCCATGCCGATCGGTCCAGACAGCACGATGCAGGTTGGAAGGGACGCCCTTCCCCCACTGCTCACTACGATAGTAATTGCCAGTCAGCCGATACTTGCGACCTTTGAACATGATGAATTTTAGACGCATGGCAGCCCTCCATGATGAGGGAATTGTAACGCTATGCATCCAAAGGTCACAAGCGAATGCGGCTTGGCCTGCGCACTGTTGGTTCGTCCGGTGGCGGGATGACCCAACCCTTGTGAACGGGCTCTTTTGATCGTACAACTGGAAGGAGGCGCCATGCCTGCGATAGGTACCTAAAGGCGTCTGCGTAATGAGTCGTCCAGTTACGCTTTTCCTCCTGCTTGAACGCCTTCAATTCCTCGTCCCAAGCGCGCTGGTACTGCTCCAGCGCGGCGATACCGATCTCCTCGCAGCGCGGGTGGAAGACACAGATCGGCAGGGTGCGGCGCGCGGCCTCGATGCCGTCGAGCTTGTTCGCCGCAGTGATCACGAACGGGTGCAGGCCGAACGCCAGCATGCTCTCGACGCGGGTGCGTCCCGCGCCCCATTCGAGCACCTTGGCGTCGTGCGGCACGTAGTCGGTGCCGTCCTGCCAGCCGTGCAGCGTGCGCTTGGCCTCGATCACGCCAGCGTAGTGCTCGACGCCTGCGGTGGACGCGCCATAGACGTCGAGCAGCGCCACCTGCCCGCCCCGGATCTGGAAGAACCAGATCGCGGTGTCGTCACGCACGCCGATGTCCCACGCGCGATGCACCGGGAGATCGGGATCAGCTTCGAACTCGACGATGCGCTTCTCGCGCCGCACGTCGAGCATTTCGAGCGCGAAGTAGGCGCCGAGAATGGCTGCGTTGAAATTGCACAGATACTCCTGTTCGAATTGCGCGCCACCGACGTCGCGACCGAACAGCGAGATATATTCCTTCAGCGCGTTGTCGAGTTGCTCCAGATTCAGAGCTTGCGTGTCACGAGCAGTAAGAATCGAAGTAAACCAGCCATCACTCTGTGATGCCATGTCGAACATTGTTTTTGCATGATTGCGACCCCTTGGCGTGGTGATGAACAATGCCCAGCCATCGTTCTCCTCCAAGATCGGACGATGGTAGCCCCAAGCTCCGGGATGAGCGAGTGCCCACTCACTGTAGACAATGCCTGCAGGGCTTGAGCCCATGGTCGAATCGTAGCGATCGCTGCCGATCACGGACCACGTTGACCCGTTCTTGAAGCGGATGAACATCTCGTTGTCGTTGGTGTTCTCGCGCAGTTCGCGCGGGAATGCCTCGTCGATACGGCGCTTGCCGGTGTGC